CGTTGAACCACTAGAATTGAGTCTGTAGAACGTATTAGAGATTACGTTGTAAAGAGCAGCTTCAGTTCCGAGCACGCCACGCGATACGCCACCCAGTGTGAACTTGGTGGTTAGTCCTGGCGTACCGAAAACCGCCACGTTGGTCTTATCGCCGTCTGGCCGATTTTCAAAATACACGTTCACGCGCCGCTGCCGGGTCACCGGATACGAGTGGCCCGCCATCCCATTACCGAACAGCGGATAAACTCTCATGGCGAATACTGATTGGGCTGAAAGTAAATTTCAGTGCGGTCCGGGTTTGCTTCCCGAGCGTAGCTAATCGCTTCCTGATAATTGCTGTTCATTTCTGGCGTCCAAACTGCGTTGAACATCGGACAGATTTGCTTGCTCAATCCCCAGCACAACGCATTGAACCACTCTTGGGGATATTCCGGATTATCAAGAGCGTTGTCGAAATCTTGCACCGGTCGCAGATAAACAATATGAATGTGCTTTGTAACGTCCTGAGCGCCGCCACAGTCAATGTACAGCTGGCCGTTGGTTAACTGCGCTTCATAGTAAATGGCGGTCGGATCTGTAACGTAATTGGGCTGCGTCTTGGTCGGCAGCGCCTCGTACGTCTCGATCGTCATGTAATCCAATGGCGTATCGGTGCTGAAGGAGTCGCGCAGAATGGCCGTGACAATCTCAAGAGGTCGTTGGCCTTTCGTGGTGTAGTTCCAAACGTACGCGCCTTGGTTCACAGCCGCTGTCAGCGCCGCATTCAACGTGATGCTGCCAGATGCCACCGTGGCTACAGTCGTGCTTTGAATGTCTCCGGTGGACAGCTGGATGACCACATAGTCCCCAGCCGTAAACTGGCTGGTGCTTGTGAATAACAGGCTCGTCGCCGCAGCAGCGGCATAGACGCTGGTGTTGTTGGTGGCAAAGTTTTGACCCGGCAATGCCGTGACGCCCGCCGCCCAGTTATCTCCTGACGGGCCAAGACCGTATTGGTACTTGCTGGACGACAAAAACAAGTCGGCCCGCTGCCGGGTCCAGATTTTTAGCCCGCTCGCGAAGTCGTAGCGGCCCATCCACTGTTTGCACATCATGTTCAGCTTTCGAGCGCAGTCGGTGGTTTCCTGCGGATCGATTGAGCCGTACGCATCCAGCTTGCCGATGTTTAGCATCGCCTCGCGAATGATGTCATCACGGGTAACCGTGAACGTGTAAGTGCCGCTCGTGCTCATTTCATGCGTCTCCTGACAATCGGCGCAATCGCATCGTATGCCATATCAGCAGTGATTTCTGCCTGACACTGTGCAATCCCCATCGGCTGTCCATCTTCTCCAACAGCCTGCTGGCAATGGTCCCAGTTGTAATGCAGCTGGTGGCACGCCGGAGCCTCGTTTTTGCCGCGCCCTGGGCAGTTCGTAGCCTTGGCCCACAAGGATTTGGTGTTCTCCCAATCACGCGTGAGATTCTCCACCGTTGAATGCGACAGCAACACAACCTTGGCCATCTGCTCATGAGCCACCGCGTTCAATACACCAGTCTCCGGCCCCACGACCATATCGGCCTGCAAGCAGAATGACATGGTTTGGCGGATGGACCAGTCCCCGCACATAGGCCTCACGCGAGGCTCTGTCTGGACCTTGAACTTGCCGTGGCGGATTGGTGCGCCTTGTTCATTAGGCTGGAACCAACCCTGCTCCAAGATAATTCCGGCATCACCGCCGACAAGCACCACATGGACGTCCGTGAACTCCAGCATCAATCGCGCAATGATGTTATCGACCCAAGGCCACACTTTGTGCACAGACGACCCGGCCAGCGACCAGACAATGACGAACTGGCCCATCTTGGCCCGCTCTGCTTTTGCCCACAGCACTTCGTCTTCTGTCGGGAAAAACTTCATCGCTGGCCGGTGAGGCACTCCAGCGTATGCGTGCTGGAACCACAGATAATTGTGGTTTGTCATCTTGTGACGGAGAGCTGGCGCTGCTTGGTGCATGAATCGGCCCGGAATCGGTAACAGCGTTCCCTCCGCCGATTCGGACAGGTTGATCCAGCGGTCGTACTTCTTCGCGTGCCAGTCCCAGAACAGAGACAGCTGTGCGTTGGGTACTTGGTCACGGTCCTGATAGTAAAAGTCGTCAACGTTTGGATCGTGTAGCAAAACATCCGACCCCGGCGGAGAGCAAAACACCGTAACGTGGTAACCCTCTTTCTTGAGTCCCGCAATCACGCTAGACGCTTGGATGATGTCGCCGTAAGCGCCATACCGGACAACTGCTGCGGTCTTCTCAGGCTTTGGCAGCTGGTGACTGAACCGCCATTCATAGGCGCGGTCTAGCGTAGGATCTGGCTCTGCTAACTTTTGAAAAACCGCAAACAGGCTGTATTCCATGCCTTGATCGCGCTTATCACACACGCGCAAATCCCAGCTTCCGACCTCGCGCATCATGCTGATCACGAGCTGCTCGCTCACGTTCCATTTGTGGTCTTTATTGGCCCCAACCTCACCTACCTTGGGATATAAATCCTCATGCGGCAGATAGAGCACCAGATAACCGCCCACCTTGAGCACGCGCCACCATTCCTTAAGACAGGCCGGGACGTTCTCTAACGGAATGTGTTCAAGCAGATGAGAAGACAGCACGGCATCATATGCCCCGCTGTTGAACAGCTTTAAGTCCGCCGCGTCTTCAATCCAAATGTCTGGCTTCACATCAATGCCAAACATTTGACGGTCGATACCGTTGTCTAGGCCAATGAAATGCGGGAAACCCTTATTGCGCCCGCATCCGACATCAAGTACGCGTCCCCGAGTCCAGCGCACCAGCTCCCAAGTAATCTTTCCGATTTCGTTCCCTTGCGGGTCCGTATCTCTCCAGGTCATGTTGCCCCCCCCCGTAAAAAAAATACCCCACCTAAGTGGGGCAGTGTACAACGGGAGAAAACTCTATCAATCCCAAAGCACGTTCCATCCGCTGCCCGTGGCTTACATCCGATCCAAATAATTGTTGCGCTCTACGAACCCGCCAACGTCATCATAGAAAGCGTCGTTATGGTCGCGAGTGTATTCATCATCCGTCTGCAACAACGGTTTTTTGTCGAAACCGTAGCAAAGCGAATCTTTGTTGACTTCAAAGTTAGTAACGTCTCCATCGGCATACATGGTCGGCATATTGCCAGCCGTGTTGATGCCCATGCGACGGATGTCACTAAACTCCTGATCTTCAATGTCCATGCCCGGCGGCAGGGAATTCATGAACACGTTGTTCATGCTGTGTTTGGCTTCGTAATCACCGCCGGGACGACGTTCTCGCCCCGGCATTCCCTTTTTCCCTCGCGCTTCCTCAGAAGTTACCCAGCCATGACCCTCCGGAGAATACGGGAGAGTTACTTGGAATTTTTCCTGTACTACCTTTGGCATGGCTGGTTCCCCTTAGATTTTGGCGCTGCCGACTTTGTTGGTCATCTCAGGACGGCCCATGTCCTTGGTGTTAGGCATCTGGCTGCCTTCGCCACGAAGAACCCAACCGTCGCCGGGATAACCCAGACCGCCCTCGTAAGACGACATGCGCATTTCGCGAATGTCGCAAAGCTCTTGGTCTTCAATGTCGGAACCCGGCGGGAGCGTGTTGTACATAGCGTTGACGCCGTACATCAAACCCTTTTTGGCCAGATAACCGTTGTCACGAACGCCCACCATTTCGTTGCGGGCCATCATCGCCGAGTCCGGCAACACATCAATATCCGCAACTTCGGCGCGTTTCATCTCATGACGGGACTGCCCACGGGCATTCGCCGACTTGATGATGTCCTGCATGGTCGGAGCCATGTCGCCGTAGGTCTGAGTGCCCAACGATTCCTGCGTAATTTGCGGAGTTTCGTACTGCTTCCGACCAGGCTGATTAATTTTCGGCATGTCGTTCTCCTTAACCGATTACGTTCGCGAGCGGCTGGATGTTGAAGTCCAGCGTCATGATAGAAGCCTCAGTGGCATCGGTACCGCGCAGAACCTGAATCACGTCGCCCTGACTGACAGAGTACCCATACAGGCCAGCCGAACCCGTCTGGGTGTTCAGTGCCTGAATGTAAGTCTCGCCAACAGCGCCAGTGCCAGTGCCGTTTGCGTAGAGAATGTCTGGGCTGAACTGCGCCAGAGTGGCAGTCGCCAAAGACACCGCCACACCAGCCGCAGCGGTGTTAAAGATGCGATAAACGGTGTACTGACTGGCCGCCACATGCACAGAGCCCGACCCGTTGGGGTAGTACTGGGTCTTGGTGTAGGTGGAAGTTCCAGCCGTGGTCGTGCTTACGCTGATGCTCATCAACTGCAGGTTGGCGTGAGCCACAAACTTGGTAGTGGCCAAGTTCGCACCAGCAGCGGCAATCGCAGTGAACGAACCACGGCCCGTGTAGGTCGGATGGTCGTAAGCAAAGTTAGTAGTGCTATTCGTCAAACTCATGTGTGCTGCTCCTTAGGCCGCCGAGTCCCATTTCACGATCCGGCAATTGACGGCAAGCGTGTGGACGATGCCGAAACCGCCGAGGTAATACCACGCGATACCCTTGCTTCGACCGTAATCGGTCGGAATCTTCCCGCGCATTTCTTCCGGAACCGCGATAGCTTCGGCTACCGTGTCGTTACCAAAGAAGAAACACCAGTCCGATTTGCCGTTGGTCCACGCACTCGTGGTGATGCCGTCAGTACCCGTGCCCTTGGCAATGTTGGTCTGCTCAATGAACCGGGTGTTCTCGTAACGCCCGATTTCACCGTTCATGATCAACGCGAAACCAGTGTCAGAATACTGGTGGATGGTTTCAAGGTTGTTCTTGAACGTGCGCAGAGTCGTCGGCCACGCGATAGCGTAGTAATCGTCAGCGATATACGCCGGGATGTTGCGCTCTTTCATGGTGTCGACGATCGACTTCACGTGGCCGTTGTTCAAGGCAATGCTGTTGGTGCCGGTCACGGTGCCGTTGGTGTACAGCTGGATGGCAGCAGTATCGGTGCCGCTCGACGCAATCACGCGCAGAAGAGTCTGGTTGAACTGGGTCCAAGCACCACGGTCAAGGTACTTGACGCAGTCGTTCTTCAGAACCTTCTTGATAACGTCTTCGATCGGGAACTTCGACAGGTTGTCGAGCTTGCCGGAATACGGAACCGAGTTACCGGCTTCGGTAATCGTGAGCGTGCCCTGGACAATCGTGAAGTTGGTTTCCGGCATGGTGTTGGTTTCAACCAGCACCTGACCGGCAGTGGCGACGTCAGAGAAAACGTCCCAAGTGAACAAGTCGCCCTTCTTTTTGCCCTGCTGACTGATGTCATGGACGTCGGCGAACTGACGGAATTTAACAAGCGGCTGCACGTTGGCACGCAGCACGTTGGAAAGCTGACGGCTGTACATGTAGCCACCCAGCGAGTTAACAGCCCAAATCTGACCAGCCATTTTTTGGCCTCCTATGAACGTCTGTGAATGATCGGTCGACCCTGACCCCGAGCGCTTGCCAACTTCGCAATGGCGCTCTCGTAAGTCTCGTCGTCTCCTTCGTCGTCGTCTCCCATCTGGCGTCCACCAGCAACAGGAAGCGAACGAACCGACGCCTTGCGAGCTTCTTTCTGGCTTCGTCCAGAATCCGCACCAGCACCAAGTTGATTGCGCAGCTGCTGCAAGTAAGTTCGGGCATCATCCCCGACCATCTTTAGCCTCGCCTTAAAATCCATGTCAGGATTTTGATTCGCGAGTTCTGCGTCCACCTGCACGGCTCGTTGCCGCACTGGCTCAATCTTCAGCACATCAGCGTATTCGGCCTCAAACCAGTCCACAGCCTGCCGAAACGTCAACCGACCATCTATTCGCCCGTCCACAGCACGCAGAACGTCCTTCTCGGATGGTGTCTGCTCCAATCGCCGTGCCAACTCTTCAATGGCGTCTTGCTCACCCATCAATGCCCGCGTGAGCACATCGCGGACCCCGGTTTGCCGGGATTGTGGCTCGTCCTCAACGGATGGAGCCACGGCTACATTCTGC